ATGTCTGGACTTATTAATCCACATGCGGCCCCGGAAGAAGCAGCCTATGCGCTACTGATTGAGCTCGTTCGCGCCCAGCGCGTGCCGCAATATGAAGGCGAAATTTCCGGCCTGCTGGCGATGTACGACGAAGCCGTTAAACACTTTAAAGAGAAAGAGACCGAGCGTTAGGCGTGGACATCGTGGTGCGAGAAAAGCGTGACGCCTGCGGAAGCCGCGCAGGCGTTGGCTGGATAGCGGCTTGGGTCATCAGCTGCCGCGGTAGGTAGAGTATCCGTACTGACTGAGCAGCAGCGGGATATGCAGTTTTTGATTTTGCTTTGTGACATTGAAAATAACCGGAATCACCGGGAAGAACGTATTCATATTTTGGCTTTTAAAATAGTCACCGGTTTTAAACGTCACTTTATACACCCCCGGCTCCATATTCTCCGCCTGCGGATAGAGCGACTTAATCCGCCCATCGGCATCCGTTTTACCGGTGGCGATATGCTGCCAGCTCTCCCCCTGCTGTTTATCCAGCTCAATCTGCACCCCCGGTGAAGGGAGCCCGGTTTGCTGATTAAGAATGTGTACGCTGAGCGTCCCCTCTGGCGCCGCCAGCGCGCTGAAGCTGAGCAGAGAAATTACGGAGGCGATAACTAATTTCATAATCGTGACCTTATTGGGCAAGTGAAAGTGCCCTAACTATAGTCAGCGCGGCGGGGAAAAAAATTAAACTTTTTGTTATCAGTTTGAATTGATGGGTACTGTCTCCACACACAACACGCTGAACCGGTTTCCTCGTAAGAAGAGGAAGTGTCTTATGAGTAGGTAGCCCCGTGCTCTTAGTAACAGGATACGGTGACACTAAGTCTATCAGGCAGGGGAAATAGATTTGCTGGGTTCAAATATCACAAGGTAAAAAGATAAACGCCGTGGCCTCTGCCGCCTCTACCAGAACAGTGCTTACTGCAAATGGGCTGCAGTATTCGAAATAATCATTTAATATTATTTAAACTACTATTCCAGTGTAAGTAATCACCTGGTTCAGATATTGATCGTTATCATTGATTCTCTTGTCGCCACGCCTTAACCATCTCCTTTGTTACCTCTTTCTTGTAGCAAATAGGTGAGTACCCACCAGCTTTGCTCCAGGCACTGCGGCCACCGCACGAGCTGCCGTTCCGGGCGGTATTGAAGGGACAGGCACAAGTACCGGGGTAGGATGCGACAGAGTCATCAATAATCCTTTGACTGACCTGATCATCGCTTAAGGAATTCGATTTGGCGATGGAAATATCTGATGCAAAGACGCACACAACAGCGAATACGGAGATGGCGACGAATTTGATGTTCATTCGGATCTTTCCAGGCAGTGGATGAACATCGAGGGTATGCTTTCAAATAGTGTTCAATATTGATCTATAACAACTGTACTTCACGCCAGCTTAAAATGCGATAGTTAACCCAGTCAGACAGAACCTAAAGCTATAATGACTATTAGCCTGTTACCGGCAACATATTTTCACATTCCTGCAGAGCGCTTATTCTGCACTCAGCTATAACCAGCATTAACCATTCTGTTCGATATTACAGAGCAGTAATGCTGTACTCTGACTGGCCATCGTCCGACAGATACTACAAGACATTAGAATCATCGAAATGGTCCGTCGATATGCTCACCTGGCACCTAACCATTTAACTGAGCACGCACGTCAAATTGACTCAATTTTTGCAAATTTTTGCAGAAGATGTCCCAAATATGTCCCACAAGGAAAAATCAGCGACTGGAGGAAGTTGATAAGTGATTGATTATTAAATGGCACCTCTACAGGATTCGATATAAACACATAACAAAATGATTTAATTAAATTTATCAGGTTGTAAAAACTATACATACCCCCAAATGTACCCCCATATTTCTTTTTGCCATTCTTGTTAGACTAAAATTCAACCATTCGCAATCAGTTCTAATGGCATTCAGTCATTCGAGCACAATAGCGATTGGCACATTCAATCGAGCAGTGACCATAGAGGCAAAAAATGGACAGACATCTCACCCCGGCATCTTTAATCGACATGGCCTACATGACCAATGATTCCGGTTTTACTGCGAAATATTTCTATGAGCAAATCAAGTTGGGTAAGCTGCCACCACCGATAAAATTTGGCCGCTCTTCACGTTGGCTACTAGGTGACTACATGCAGTGGAGAAATTCACATCAACGAATTTATCTATAATACATACAGGGAGTGTTGGTTCGGTTGGTTCAGTTGCCTCAAAATGTAAAGGCCTCTGTTTTATTTGAATATTTTTCAAAAAAGTGAACCAACACCACACGGTTTTGAACCAACAAAGAGAGGCCGTGAACCAACATACTGACGAATAGTCACTATGGATGGGAGTAGTATGGATGAAATCCACCAGCACAGGACTTGTCTGATGTTGGGATGTTGCTAATCGCTTAGCACGCAGCGGCGAGGGTTTGTTCCAGCGGTATGCAGGGCCGATCATCATTTCACGGTACCGCCTGGCTATCACTGGTCCCTCTGCCAACAGGCGTTTCAGTTCCCGCAGTTCTGCAGGGCCGAGCTGGTGGCCGCCATGCTCCAGCTTGGCAATGGTCAGCAACTCGATTTCGCGTGATGTCATGGACTCTCCATCTGATGGTGATCGGCATTATATTGATATTGCCAGCCAGGGTAATACTTCACTGGCCGGAGCCGTTATGCGTGAACCCCATCGGCTATGGGTTAAGTTACCACCCGGTTATCGGCCTGGTGACCAACAGCAGGCATCCATCACATCCCCCCATTCTGGTGGATACCTCCCATCTGGACAGTGTAAAGCAGATTTGCGCAGTTCTGTGCGCAGTTTGAGCGATAGGAATCGTTAGACAGTAACAAAAAAACCGCCCGAAGGCGGTTTTGCAAGATTCGAATTTTAAATTAAACTGCCGATATATTTTGCTTGTACAGCTAAGCTGGCGCCTGGCACACCTGCAATATTACCCTCAAGGTAATATCCGTCACCAATATCTCTCACAGACAAATCCATCAAATAGTCATTAAGACCTGCAATGACGTTTTGTGCTGAAGGATTATGACGTGACACGTGAAGGCTCAATCTCCCATCCTGAATGCGCCCCTGATAGGTAAACCCAAAATCACCGCCATTGACCGCGCCATCCTTTACAACGACTGTTCCGTTTCCAACATCATTCTGACCGCTTCTAAACACGACAAAATAAATACCGTCTTTCATGTGTGTAATCCCTTCAAATGAAAACACCTAAATCAGGTGCTTTGTATTTATTGGGCCACTACGCTCTAATTCAACCAAAAAAAAATATCGAGACATCTTTTTTTGCATTGTGTGATCACGCTCAAGTTCAATCATTCCGATGTAATCTTATTGGTACTGCATTGATGAGAAGTGGTCCTATGTATTAATAATTAGGGGGGGGTTATGAAACGAGCTATTGGAAAAAAAGAGTTAATGCAAATAGTTCCGCTGTCTATGAGTACGATCGACAGACTGGAACACAAAGGACAATTTCCAAGACGCTTTTATATTACCGACGGACGCTGTGCCTGGGATGGAGATGAGATCGAACAGTGGCTTGACGAACGTAAAGCCAATAGCAGTAAAGAATTTGGTTGCAAAAAACCGCCTGTTACAAAGAGAATATTTCGCCCAGTAGGTAAGACAACGTGATGCAGTTGGCGCATTGCTTATGCAGTTGGCGCATTGCTTATGCAGATCCTCTGCACCGGGCGATACGTTCGTGAAGAGCTCTCGCCAGTTGATAAAGTTCAGAAGGTTGTGGCCAGTTTTATGCCAACCATCCAGGAGGCAATGAAGGAAGGTGATAAGCCTCATACAGCTACCCGCTCAAGCCGGGATACCGTGAGATGCTCCATTGCCCTGAGGGTGTTGTTGGCCTGGCTGAGAAGTCACTACTGATGAACCTGCTACAGTAGCTTGATGAAGATGGCCACGACGTCGCCGGCGCCGCGGCGGAATTCACAACTATGGTGAGCTATATTGTTGGTGTTAGCCGATGCCTGCAGGACATATGCAGCCACGCGCAGTACATCAACAAGAACACCTCTGAGTTCTGATGCTGGGCGCAGGGAAGCGCCTTTAAGTATCGGAAATTCTACCGTTTTAGTAGATGTGTTAAGCATCTAGCTAGTTGTGCCATTGTTCTTTGCAACCAACATCGTACTTGCAAGAGGTATTCGGACGGCGTAATATTACCTTAAGGGTAAACCCCGTTTGATGAAGTATCTATATTATGAGGTGATGTCATGCGTATCAGCGAAAGAGAAAAAGTGCGTAAAGCGCGTGCTGCCGCAAGACGTGTTGAAAGTAAAAGTGCCGCGTACACAAGGGTGACGATGGATAAGGAACATTCTGTTCGGATTTCTCGCGCTTTTTACGACGGGCTTAAAGATAAGGAGAATTTCGAGTTTGTCTGCGCCTCCTGAAAAAGAGAAACCTGAACAAATCTACAAGGGTCGAGTACTTCATACAATGAAATTCTCGGCCCTTTGTCTTTCCGATGCTAAGGTAAAGGAAGTTGCCGATGCATTCAAAGAATACTGGTTCACAGGTTATCATCCTGATATTGGTAAAGATGCAGCATTTGCCAGGCCTAAAGAGATATTAGATCTCCATGTTAGGCATAGTCATGTTGATGTGGGTGACTATACTTCAGAAGAAAGCAGCACAGATATTCTGGGTAAGAAGTCATCTTGGGATATGTGGAAAAAGATCGCATCAGTAAAAGTAAAATATACCCCAACAAGCAATAGTTTTTTAGTCTATTCAGTTAATCATAACCGAGACGCTCTCGTTATGTTTTTCATAGACGCTGATGCTCATAAAGTGTCCGAACAAGAAGAGTTTAAAGAAGCGGCAATTGAGATCAGTTACAAATTTTTCGAAGGAACGAAGACTCAACCAATGCCATTAGACGAAGATTTGTTTTCAGAGAAATGGAAAAACTAAGCCCGCGATGCGGGCTTTTTGTTGTCAGTACCCTTTAGCCTTCCTGTTGAATTCTTCTACAACATCGTTAGCTTTTTGGATAGCATCCTGCTGTGCCTCTTGAATCCTTTTCATGTCAGAGTTTGAGTCCTCAAGGTACTGTTTTGCCTTCTCTGCATACTCAGCCACTTCGCGCCGGTAACTGTCCCAGGCGTACTGATCATCAGAATATGGTGGCGTCGGAGCAATTTCTGAGAACTCAGGATAGCCACTGAATCCAAGGTTACTCCCCCCCATAACAATTGCTGATGCTGAAAATGGCAACGAAAGCAGGGCAAATAGAGCAAATTTTTTCATCATTTTTCCTTGTGACATGTCACACTACTGAACTAGTAATCATTTTTACAATACCAATGACGTAACGGAGGTTACAGATGCGTTCGATACTATGCTGTATAGTGTTAGCTTTGCCAACGTTAGTATTTGCTGGTGATGCGCGATACGAGATACCAACCGAAAGCATCATGGCAAAATCATTAACGCCATCTTTAGATGGCGTTCCTGCCCATGTAGAAAAAAGCTTAAGCATAAAAAGCATCTCCGCTACGAATGATGACATCGTTGTTTTTGTTAAGGTAGGAGCTATAGATACTACAAAGCCTAAAAATGAATCTCATCTTCCAGATAGTGTTCAAAATGTTGCTACAAAAAACATGATTGTGAAAAAATATTGTTCTCCATTTGGTAATGGCGATCCGTTTTTCGATACTCTCAGTCAAAGGAATGTTACTCTGCATTATCATTTCGTATCAGTAAATGACATAACATTCCTCTCATTCAATGTTAATAAAGCTGATTGTGATTAGCGTATACCAGAGTCAACCTGATTAATGAATGGTGCGATCCAGAACAAGTTATTTCCCGGTAGCATCGTACGCACGTTGTGCAGAACACGATCGCCGGCATCTCCATTCAGCACACCTGCGGTAACGTCAGTAACAGTATCCAACAGTCCGAAAGTTGGCCCCAGTGCAGAACCGATAAATCCGCGGCTAGCATAACGGGACTGTGTTCCGGTACCGAGCAACGGACCGAGTCCTATCATTCCGCCAGTGGCCTTTTCCGCCATGTTGTTATATTCCATCAGCGGGCCGAGGATGCCTGAACGGTCGATTCCCTCGAGTACCAGCTTCTGCGGCGTCAAATCAACTTCCCTACCGTTAGCCGCCTGCTTAAGCGCATAGGTCAATGAGCCCAGGCCAATCTGGAAGGCGGTGCCGTAATAGAACTGCGCGGTACCTTCCTGCAGGCCGCCCAACGTCGCGCGGTTATAGGATGCCGTAGCAAAAGACTTAAACTGGAATACGGTTTTCCCCAGTGGGGTGCTAGCCCACAGCGGAGTATCACCGATCCCCGGCGTGATAACGGTATTGTTTACGTCTTTCAGTACCGCAGATTGCAGTAAGCCAGCGGCGTACTGATCATCCCATTTTTCGAAATTGCCGATATGCCAGCCCTGAATGACTTCGCCGTGCTTCTGAAACTCTTTCTGGATGCGCTCGGCCATCTTCTCGTTGATGCCGAGTTTTGCCAGGCGCTTCGCAGGGAACGCGCCGGACAGAATACCGTCGGATGTGATCATGCCATTCACCGATTTGTTCATATCGTCAAAGTGGCCCATCATGGTCAGCTTGCCGAACACATCGGTAATACGTTCCATGCCAGCTTCTGCAGCTGTCGTACGTGAAGAGCTATCGACCAAATCGCCCATCGTACGCGCACGGGTGTGCAGTATGGTTTCCAGTCCAACGGCCATTTTCTTCTGCTCCGCCCGACTGGCGAGGTAAGCTGGCGATCGGGTGATCAGCGCGCCATATCCACGCATGGTATTGCTGAAGCCGTTAACCATCATGCCGCGCGCCAGATCCGGGATAGCGGAGACCGTCATGCCACCGAGTTTCGTTACAAAGTTGGCACTACGCAGGAAAGCACCGGCGCGAACGAAAAATGATGATGGGTCATCTGGCATACCGTAGGTACCAACGAGGCGATCGCGAAGAGCCAGAATATCGCGCAGGTCGGCTTCCCGCGCCTTCGCCAGCTTTTCCTGTTCTGCCGGGCGTAAACGCATCAGCGCGTCGTATTCGTCCTGGATGGCGGCGAGCTGCGAATCCAGTGACTTGTTACCAAAGGTGCGGGTTAATTCGATTTCCGCTGAGGCTTCACGGATATGACGCTGCAGGACGTAGTTAGCGTCGCTCTCCAGATAATCTTTCATCAGGCGATCGGGAACGCTCAACGTACGAGATTTGGTGCTGCCCGGCGCTTTCACCATAAAGACGTTGGCGAACTCCTGCGGAATTTTGGCCCCAACAATACGGTTAATCGTGGTATCGGCAGCGATTTCTGCATCTTCGCGGGACATGGTTTTTTCACCACGTGACCACCATTCAACCAGCATGTTTCGGAATTTATCGCGCTCGCTAACGATTTTCCCTACCTTGTACACGCGCGGGAAATAGCTGGTCTGTCCCATCGCTTTCAGTTCGGCATCCGGCGGAAGCAAGCCCAGTTCCTGCTGTGCCGTCTTCACGCGGTTAATGACTGTGCGCATTGCCTGTGCCGCTTCCTGCACTTTCGCATTAACGTGCACGTCGCCGTTACGCAGCGCCTCGCCAACCTGTTCACGGAAGGCCGTATAACCCATATCGCCGCCTTCAGCTTTGTACTGGGTGTATGCCTGCTTATTCGCAGTAACGACGGCCGCCTCTTCGCGGCGCCAGCCACGTACGCGCGTTTCAGTTGCTACCGGGGTCTCAATACCGCGCAGGTTGCCTTCCAGCGTGAAGTTATTCTCTGCCAGTTCCAGCGCTGTCCGGCGCGCTTCTTTTGATGGGGATTCCATCAGGCGGGTGATCGGCGTCAGATAGCTGCCGGCTTTTTTAGCCAGCTTGCCGAGTGGGCCGCCAGACACTGGTGTGAGATCTTCCAGTGTCGCTTCGCGAATACGCATAGCACCGACGCTGCCACCGTTCGGCAAGGTATCCGCCAGGGCGTCGGCTGCGTTGTTAATCGTTGGTGAGGAGTTCATATTATCGAGCGCCTCCGCCACTTCCCGGGTTGCCGCATTCCTAACCGACGGTGTGATCATCGCACCAGCAGTGGCAAATACACCGCTGAGAAGTGCGCCGGCTGTAATGTGCGCGGCGCTCTCCCTGGCTGTTCTGGTGTACTGCTCGTTATTGAGCGCTACCTCGCTAAGCGCGGTACCGGCGGCTCCAATAGCAACCTGAGAACCGATACGCGCAGCCAGGCTTCCCTGCGCACCGGGGATAAACATCGATGCGACTGTGACGGGGTCGATAACCCCGGCGGCTATACTGGCTAAAGTTCCTTCAGCACCTGCTTCAGACAGCACCCGGCGGTCTTCGTTTTCATCGTCTATCTGGTTTTTAATCCAGGCGGTTTCCTCTGGGGATTTTGAATCCGCAAAGGCGGATCCCCATTGTTCGTAACCCTTTATTTCGTTTTTATCAGAATAAGGGTTGTACCCCTCCGCTGGCTCGAATTGTTTAGCCGGGCGGAACATCCCGGCGAGCAGGTTATTCTGACGAAAAGCGGCATCCCATACAGACGGTTGTTGCTGCTGTGGCTCTGGGTTAGTTCCTTCAGGCAGAGATACATCAAAACCAGTTGGAGCCTGAAGGGCATTATCCATTATGCTCGGCGGAACATCAGATTGCGGATAGATAGGCATTATTCGGCATCCCATGAAAAATAGTTTTTGAACCGGTTAACACGATCGCTATGGAATTTACGATATTGCTCATCCATAGCCCGATGCTTATCTTTGAAATTTCTAATTTCCTGGCCTCGAATAATCTCTTGCTGGCCTTTTATCTCGCTTTCTTTTTGCATATCCTGATATGGCTTCCAATCCTCCAGCGACGGTTTCCAGCGCATAGGTCGGCCATATTTATCGTAATAAGGCTGTACGCTCTCAATGCCATCTTTATCTTTCGTCCTAACCATAATGGCGTAATCACCATTATGCGTGGTTAGAACATCAGGGGTGATTTCCAGTTCACCACCTATTCTGGACTCTGGGGTATTAGACTTAATTACTGGCGCAGAGCCTGATGTGATGCCTAGCTGAGTTGGGCTTGTAGATATTTCTTTTCCCCGCTCACCATAAGTTAGCCGTTCTTTTTCTTCTTTCCACTGCGAAGCCTGCCAACCAGATGGCCCATAGTTATAGAGCGCCTCAGGTGCGTATTTCATAAACTGAGCGCTGCCATTCACATCACTGAGACTCCAGGTGCGGGAGATCTGTGTATTAGTCATCTTTTTGGCAACATCTGCATTGCCGCCCGAATTGCGATAATTGATGTCATAAAGTGACTGGTAGTCATTACGGAAATTGACGGTGTTTACATTCTGGTCATCTGCTGCAGGACCGCCAAAGCTGTACCAAGGTTTCATGCTGCTGACAGCGGAATCCATTGCGCTGGCACGCTCTTTTTTGTACTCCTTCGTACTCTGCGTAGAAGACAATTGTGATTTCAGAGGTAAGCGTACAGCGTGAACCGTCTGGTCATAATCTGAAGCATACGACAAAGTGGTGTCCACCAAATAAGTAGTGGGAACCAAAGTGTCAGATATGCAGAAAAATATGACTCCCGGCAGGCGTAAAGGCTGCCCTAATTATTCTCCTGAGTTTAAACAGCAACTCGTTGCTGCCTCCTGCGAACCCGGGATATCCATCTCAAAACTGGCGTTTGAAAATGGCATTAATGCCAATCTGCTCTTTAAATGGCGCCAGCAGTGGCGCGAGGGAAAGCTGCTATTACCTTCCTCTGAGAGGCCTCAGTTACTTCCTGTGACTCTCGATGCCACCGCCGTACAACCAGAACCGCCCGCTGAGGACTCAGAGCTCAGCATCAGCTGTGAG